CCGGGCCACCACAGATTACAAGCACTTTTAAGGGCAGATGCACTGTGGTCTGTGAATTCATTGGGGTTCTCTTGGCCGATGATTAGAATGGGTAGGATGTCCTTTTAGGTCAAAAGCTCATGGCCGACGTTTTCAGGGGTGTAGACGGTAAATTTTTCTTTGCAAATAATCGGCAAACAAAGGTAAGCAACTGGACTGTTGAAGCAAGTGTTAACTTGCTTGACAAAACAGAGCTTGGTGATCACGCCATTGGAAACCTACCAGACCTTAAAAGCTACACCGGCACAGCAACAATTGTTTATTACCAAGACGACACTAAGATCAGTGACCTGCTTGGTCGGGTGTTCAAGACCGGAGCAACACAACCAGCAGTTGCTGAGTTTCAGTGGGGCAACCGGCTAATCAAGTTCGATGCAATCATCACTAGTGCAAGCCTTGCTGCTGCGCCTGGTGAAGTTGTTAGGGCTGAGGTTTCCTTCACTGCAGACGGTGACCTAACGACCGCTACCCTGTAAGTTTTAGCGTTGAAAAACGCTAGAATTCAACCATTGTCCCAAGCACTTAAAAAATGGCTATCTACACGGGCAAGGATGGGTCGATTACTTTTCAAGGTGCCCTCCAAGCTAGGGTTAGAGCTTGGACCGTTGAAGGCAACCTGGCCCTGATCGACGTAACTACGCTGGATAAAGACTCTGTTCAAAATGAAGCTGGCCTGAAAAGCTTCAGCGGTACAGCCACAATTATGTATCAAGACGACAACACGGCATTGCAAACGTTGTTGGACAATCTATTTACAACTGCAGACCCTGTTAAGTCAACCGTTAGATTTTCTTGGGGGCCTAAGAGGCTTCAATTTAACGCCTTTGTCACTTCAGCAACAATTTCAACCAGCATCGGTGAGATTATTACCGCCGATGTTTCCTTCACCGCAGCAGGCGACCTTAATCTGATCACCCTGTGATTAATGGCTGTCCTACTTGGGGAAATTGGGCAGATTGAGCTTCGTAGAACAAGCCTAGACGAGCCAATCACAGGGACAGTAAAGCCTTCTGATGTGAATGCATCTAGGGGGCGTTTTAGTTTTGACTTTTCGCTTGGTCTTTTGATCACAGGCGATCAAATCGAAATCAAGACTACCGATGGAACGCTTTTAAGTTTTATCGGCCCAGATGGTTGGCCATCAAACCAAGTGTTTAAGGACGGAATTTTTTACGTTTTTGTCAATGAAATTGGGGGCATCCGCCTTTACAAGACGTTTGATCAGGCCATCTCGGGTGAAATTACTGGCCGTGTGAGCCTTGTTGTGCCGAATCGAGATATTCCAATTTCAATCCAAATCCGCAATAACAACGAGCGAATCTTAGGGCAAGTAATTAGCTACGAAGTGAACACGCAGCGCGAGTCAATTGACAGCACTTCTCTTTCAGACGAATTCAGGCGTGAGTATTCTGGTCTGATCAGCGGCAGTGGTCGGATTACCTGCTTTTTTGATTACGAGCGCCGGGCAAACGATCCACAAATCAGAGGCGAGTCTTCCGGTGTTGTAGAAATGCCCATTTACCTAAATCAGCTACTTTTACGCACTAAGGTTGGCAGTGAATTTTGGGCAAAAGTAACTTTGGTGGGGCGCGGCACTAAGCCTGGCGGCAGAACAGAAGACTTTGACGATGAAGTTTGGTACGAATTTTATGCAAGGATTACCAATGCAGGTTTGTCCTTTTCCGCTGGAGAACCCATCGAATCCACAATTGAATTTGTGACTACTGGCCAGATTGAGCTACGCACCAAAACAGTCAGCAATTATCTGCTACAGGAAGACACTGACCGCATTTCGCAGGAAGCAAACCAAAGCGGCTTCCTTGAAGTGGAGCAACAAGACTGATGATTCAGAAGTCCTAGAATACAGGAAGCACTTCGGTCGAATAATCAGTGGCAGACCTCAAGATTTCAGAGCTTCCTGTACTGCTGCAAGCGGACGCGGAGGCTACCGATGATATTGCTGTTGCGGATAATTCTGCGAGCGAAACTCGCAGGCTAACGATCAAGGGGCTGGTTCAGCAAGGCGTCGTCAATTTAATTGATGATGCAGTAATCCCAGGCGGGAAGCTGGTTAACGACAGCATCACGGCAACCCAAGTTGCTGCCAACGCCATTGGCGCGTCAGAGCTGGCGGACAACGCAGTTGATACTGCTGCAATTGCAGACGATGCGGTAACAGAGGCGAAAATTGCCGCCGGTGCAATGGGCACCGACTCATTTCAAAATTTAAGTGTAACTACCGCAAAAATTGCTAATGATGCAGTAACAAATGCAAAGCTTGCAGATGATGCAGTAGATACTGCAAATATTGCAGACAACGCGGTTACAGCCGCAAAGGTTGCAGATGGCTCCATTACAGCAGCAAAGCTTGCTACTGATGCTGTTGAAACCGCAAAGGTTGCAAATGCGGCAATCACTGGTGCAAAAATTGCAGCAGCCACAATTACATCTGCAAATCTTGCAGTAAACTCTGTAACCGATTCCGAGCTAGCAGACGACAGTGTTGATACTGCTGCAATTGTTGATGCTGCTGTAACTGGCGCAAAGATTGCGGGCAATACTGTTACCGCTGCAAACATAGCCGCAGACGCTGTTGGTTCCTCTGAATTAGCTGATAATTCTGTTGACACCGCCGCTCTGGTTGATGGGTCGGTAACGGCAGCAAAAATTTCAGGCAGTGCTGTAACAACTGCAAAGCTTGCAGACGATGCAGTTACCTCCGCAAAAATTGCCGATAACGCTGTAGTAACAGCCGCGATTGCGGATGACTCAATTACCACCGCAAAAATCAATGGTGGAGCGGTAACAACAACTGAGATTGCTGCGGACACCATTACTGCCGCAAACATCGCGCCAAATGCAGTTGGTGCTTCTGAGCTGGCTGACGACTCTGTAGATACAGCTGCAATTCAAAACGATGCCGTAACTAGCGCAAAAATTGCAGACGGCACAATTGTTTCCGGCAATATTGCTGCCGATGCTATCACGGCCTCTGAGCTTGCAGATAATGCTGTAGATACCGCAGCCATTGCCGCTGGCGCGGTAACTTCTGCAAAAATTGCCGCAGACACAATCACAGCAGCAAACATTGCTGCTGATGCAATTACGTCTTCTGAACTTGCTGACGACTCAGTAGACACTGCTGCGATTGCTGATGATGCTGTAACTAGCGCAAAAATTGCAGCAGATACAATCACCGCAGAAAATATCGCTCCAAATGCAGTTGGCTCGTCAGAGCTTGCAGACGATGCAGTAGATACGGCTGCAATTGCAAACGTTGCGGTAACTACAGCAAAAATTGCAGATGACGCTGTAACAAGTGCCAAGATTGCAGACAACACGATCGTTGCTGGAAACATTGCAACAGATGCGGTTGGCGCGGCAGAGCTAGCCGACGATGCAGTAGATACGGCTGCAATTGTTAATGCAGCTGTTACAACGGACAAGATTAATGATGCAGCAGTTGTAACTGCAAAGCTTGCTGATGATGCGGTCACTTCAGCAAAAATTGCAAATGACGCTGTAGTCACCGCCTCAATCCTGAATAACGCAGTAACAACTGCAAAACTTGCAGATGACGCTGTAAGTACAGCAAAGATTGCTGCAGATGCCGTAACTTCAGCCGAACTCGCTGACGATTCTGTTGTCACAGCTGCTATCGCTGATGATGCTGTTACAGCCGCAAAGATTGCTGCTGACACAATTACCGCAACTGAAATTGCCACCAATGCAATTACAGCATCGGAGTTGGCTGACAATGCAGTTGACACCGCAGCAATTGCCGATGATGCAGTTACTACTGCCAAAATTGCAGCCGGTGCAGTTACAACCACAGAAATTGCTGCCGACACTATTGTTGCAGCAAACATCGCGGCAGATGCCGTTGGCTCGTCAGAGTTGGCCGACGATGCGGTAGACACAGCAGCCATTGCAGATCTTGCTGTAACAACCGGCAAATTAAATGACGCAGCAGTAACGACAGCAAAACTTGCGGATGATGCAGTCACTGCTGCAAAACTTGCAGACAGTTCAGTTCCAACCGCGTCAATACAGGACAACGCAGTAACTGCCGCAAAACTGGCAACTGATGCAGTCACAACTTTAAAAATTGCAGATGATGCGGTAACTTCAGACAAAATTGCAGATGGTGCGGTTGTAACTCTTGCGATTGCANACGATGCCGTCACANCAGATAAAATTGCAGCCGACACGATCACGGCATCAGAAATNGCAGCAAATGCGATTGGTGCATCAGAGCTGGCAGACAATGCGGTTGATACAGCAGCGATTGCGGCGGCTGCCGTAACAACTGCAAAGATTGCCGATGATGCAGTTACCGCCACCCAAATTGCAGCAGACACAATTACCGCTGCAGAGATTGCTGCGGATGCCGTGGGTGCTTCAGAGTTGGCAGATGATGCTGTAGATACCGCATCAATTGTTGATCTTTCGGTTACTACTGACAAAATCAATGACCTGGCAGTAACAACTGCAAAAATTGCAGACGACGCCGTAACGGCTGCAAAGGTTGCCGACAACTCAATTGCAAGTGCATCAATCCAAACGAATGCCGTAACAACGGTCAAAGTTGCTGACGATGCAATTACAACTGCAAAGATTGCTGCCGATGCGATTACTGCAACTGAAATTGCAGATGATGCTGTGGCAACAGCCGCCGTTCAAGACAACGCAATCACGGCAGATAAAATTGCAGCTGATACGATTACAGCCGCTGAAATCGCAGCTGATGCAATTACAGCGTCTGAACTAGCTGATGCTGCAGTTGATACAGCAGCCATTGTAGATGGGGCGGTTGTTGGTGGCACTGGCACAGGAGCAAAGATTGCGACAAACACAATCACCGCAGACAACATTGCAACTAATGCGATTACTGCATCTGAGCTTGCAGATGATGCTGTTGACACTGCAGCCATTGCCGATAACGCAGTCACTGGCGCAAAAATAGCGGGAGACACAATTACAGCCACAAACATTGCGGCTGATGCGATTACTTCATCCGAACTGGCAGACAATGCTGTTGACACTACTGCAATTGCTAGTAACGCTGTAACTGAAATAAAAATTGCAGACGGCTCGGTTACAGTTAACAAAATTGGCGCTCTTGCCGTAACGAATGCAAAGCTTGCAGCTGATGCTGTAGGAAGCACAAACATACAAAACGACGCGGTTACTAGCGCAAAAATCGCAGATGGTTCAGTTACGGCGGCGAAGATTGAGGTTGACACTATTACATCAACCCAGATCGCAAGCAACGCTATCACCTCAAGTGAATTAGCCGACTCTTCAGTTGACACTAATGCAATCATTGGATCTGCTGTTACAGGAGCAAAGATTGCTGCTGACACCATTACTGCGGCAAATATCGCAGCAAATGCGATTGGTGCATCTGAGCTTGCTAACGATGCAGTAGACACTGCCTCGATTGTTGATTCAGCAATCACGGGCGCAAAGATTGCAACGGATACAATTACCGCAACCAATATCGCAGCAAACTCAGTTGGCGCGTCTGAGCTTGCGGAAAACGCGGTAAATACTGTCGGTATTGTTGATGGCGCTGTAACTGACATCAAGCTTGCCACTGGAATTGATGGTGACAAATTAAGCGCTGACACTGTTACTGCTGCAAAAATTCCAGCTGCATCTTTAGATCGTGGGATCGATAAAACAAGCGGAAGCATTGGCATTACCAATTCCGTTACACCTCACACTAAGAATGGAATTATTTTTAATGCCCAAGGTTTAATTACAGGCTCTGCTGACCTGCTGCCTACTGATTTGCCGGAAGCAACAACCACTGAACTTGGCGGTGTTATTGTTGCCAGCGACTCAGGCCTGGCTGTGGCTGGTGATGGAAACATCAGCATTGCAAATTCAATTACTGCAGCAACTGTTTCTGGCATCACTTTTGATGAATTTGGCAGCATTACAGGCGCAACCGCACTTGTTGGTTCAGACATTCCTGTTGCTACAACCACGACTGTTGGCGGCGTAATCGTTAACAGCGCAAACGGCGTTGAGGTTGACGGCAGCGGCAACCTTTCCATTGCTGACAGCGGCGTTGTTGCTGGCACTTACGGCAAGGTTACTGTTAGCGACAAAGGCATTGTCACTGCAGCAACAAGCCTAGAGGCTGCCGATATTCCAGACATTGGAGCAGAAAAGCTCACCACTGGCGTTTTATCTGTAGACAGAATCGGGGCGAATGCAGTTACCGGCCAAAAGCTTGCAGACCTTTCCACTGTCAAGATTGGTGGATCTGGATCTAGTGCGGGCGTTGTTACTTTCCCAACTGCTGATTTTACTGGCCAGTTTTTCTTTGACGCGTTAAACGAAGACCTTTACATCTATGACGGCAACGCTTATCAACCAATCACCATCACAAGCGGTGAAATTATCTTTGCTGGCACCTACGACGCATCAACAAATCTTGTTGCTTCTGTAACAACTGCTGGTCAAGCCGCCGGGATTAGCGTTGGCACTGCGGTTCCAGCCGCAAGCCAAGACAATAACAGGTACTACCTTGTCGTCAGCGAGCTGGGAACAGGCACAGCGCCCATTCCAGCAGTAGCCCTAAACCCGCCTGATATTCTGCTTTCAAACGGTATTAGTTGGGAGCTGCTGGATGTTTCAAGCTTTGTTGCAGCCCAGCAGGCCACAAACATTTCTTTCACTCCATTTGGCAATATTGTATCAACCAATGTTCAAACTGCTCTTCAAGAGGTAGACACCGAAAAACTTGCAAAAGCCGGTGGCACGATTACAGGTGAACTGCTAATTGGCAACACTGGATCCCTTGTTTTTGAGGGATCAACAGCAGATAACAACGAACTTACAATTGCGATCACCGATCCTACGGCAGACCGCACAATTACTTTTGGCGATGTATCTGGAACGGTTGTCACAACTGGTGACACCGGATCTGTGACCAGCACAATGATCAGTGATGGCACGATTGTCAATAATGATATTAATGCGAGCGCGGCAATTGCTTATAGCAAACTCGCGAGCTTGACCAGTGCTCACATTCTTGTCGGCAGTTCAAGCGATGTCCCAACAGTTGTTGCTGTAACTGGCGACATAAGCATTGATAACACTGGAGCAACTGCAATTGCTTCCGGTGTCATTGTCAATGCGGACATCAGCGCAACTGCTGCAATTTCTGGAAGCAAGATCGTTTCCGGCACAACCTCTGTTGTTGGTGTTGTTCAGCTTGAGGACAGCACCACTTCAACATCAACAACAAAAGCCGCGACACCTCACTCAGTCAAGCTCGCAAAAGATGTTGCTGATTTAGCGCTGCCAAAAGCAGGCGGCACCATCACGGGTGATCTTTTAATTGGCAACACAGGCACCTTTGCCTTCGAGGGCGCTACGGATGACGATTTTGAAACTACCCTTGCGGTGGCTGATCCAACCGCAGACCGCACAATCACGCTGCCTGATCTAACCGGAACCGTTGCCCTTACTAGCCAGTTAGATGATGGAACATACACCTAAAGCCAAGCCCAATTCTTGCCTTGTCTTATGGCGTAAATTGTTGCCGCCTTCACTTTGTACTCATGCGCGAAGTGCGGCGGCAGCTCTCCTTTTGAAAGCCGCGCCTTTATTTCTTTAACCTGTGACTCCGTCAACCGGCTCTTCCACTGTTTAGACCCTTTATGCAGTGGCGGGTTTTTTGCAGTGCCGTGTGTCTTTCTATCTTTGGCATTGCTTTTGTGTGTCCCAGCATAGAGGTGTTTTGGGTTGCAGCATTTTCTATTGTTGCATGTATGACATATGACAACGCTGGAATCAGCAAAGCCGTAAAAAAGCATATAGGTTCTGCGGTGGGCCGACCCAGCTTTTGGGAGCCCGTGAATAGAGTAATACCAGTTTCCGTAGCCTGGGCTCCCGCAGCTAGCGTTCCATTCCCAGCATTGATCGGGTTTGCCGATATTGACTTTGCGGCAAAAGTACTCCCAGGCTCCCGAATCCCGTACAATNTGGCTCATCAGCTCAGTCCAAGTGAGTTGGTCGCGGGGCAGATCCTGCAAGATGCTGCCTCACCAAAATAGTAGCACATAGAATAAGAGGGTAATTCCGGCCAGGTTTCTGGCGTTAAGGATGGTCCTCCAAAATATCCGCTCCAACACGGCAAGCAAGCGCCCACTGGCCTCTGGATTGTCTGATGGGCAAATTGCTGTCAACACCAATGAAACCAGCCCCGGCCTGTTTTTCAAAGGTGCAAGCGGTGCAGTTCTTAAGGTTGGCCCTGTCCACGTCGGAAATTCTGCGCCAAATAGCTCACCCGCTGCCGGTGGTTCAACAGGCAACGCAGTAGGTGAGCAGTGGCTAGACACAAGCAACAGCGGCTATGTCTTCAAGATTTGGGACGG